ATTGGTGCATATTGTGGTGGATTTCAATGGGGCCCAGTCCATGAAAGAACTACGATAACAACCGAAAACGACCTGGTTGATGTTTTTGGTAAACCAGACGATTTAACAGAAAGACATTTTTGGTCTTGCGCAAATTACCTTGCATATGCAAACAACTTGATTGTTGTTAGAGTATGTGAATCTGGCGCAACGAACTCAACGATTGGAGACAATGCACCAGCAGCAGCCGGATTAGATGTATATAATGCAACTCATTATGATACCGTCACGCCTGCAAGTGATACATTATTTGTTGCTAAATACCCAGGTGCTTTAGGCAATAGTTTAAAAGTAACGGTTATTGATACTAATGCATGGTCAGACAGTACAGTTAATGCAGATTTTATTAAACACTTTGACGGAGCCCCAGGTACTTCTCAAGATGTTGCTCGTGCAAATGGTTGGGATGGTGTAACGTATTCTGGTGATTTTCCAAATGTTACAAGGAATGATGAGATGCACGTTCTTGTTCAAGACGAAGATGGTCTTTGGACAGGAAACCCAGGTGAAGTATTAGAGAAGTTTGCTTCTGTAAGTAAAGCCTCTGATGCAAAACGACATGATGGTTCATCTAATTATATTAAAGATGTTCTGCGTAATGAATCAAAATATGTATGGTTGGGTGATGTAACTCAACTTACTGCATTATCAGTTGCAGCAGGTAGAGAAGCCGGACAACCAAAGATTGGCGCAGCCTTCAAAACTTTTGATAGTGCCACAGCCGCTGAAGGTGTTCTTGGTGGGTCTATGGGATGGGGTTCTGATGGTACTGCTGTTACAGTTGCTTCAAGAACTGCAGCTAATCAAGGTTATCCATTATTTCAAGTACCAGAAGTTGTAGATGTAAATCTCATTATTGGTGGAGAAACAACTACTGCTATGAATACTACATTGTCTGGAATGGTTGGACAGGGTGCTACTGAAAGAAATGATGCGATGGTATTTTTATCACCCGGTTATACTGCTGCTGTTACTACAAAAACTAATGCAGCCGTTATTGCTGATAAAAATATAGTTAATAATTATGTAGTATATGATGGTGCTTGGAAATATCAATATTGTAGGTATAGAGATAAATTTTTCTGGCAGCCTATGAATGCTGATACCGCTGGCATGGTAGCAAGAACTGAACAAACACAAGATGCTTGGTGGTCCCCTGCTGGTATGGTTCGTGGACAAGTTAAGAACATTGTTAAATTGTCTTGGGAGCCTACTAAAGCAGATCGTGATGAGTTATATAAAAAGAGTGTTAATCCGTATATTACACAAACGGGTGCAGGTGTTATTCTTTGGGGAGATAAAACTGCTCAAGTTTCACCTACTGCATTTGATCGTATTAATGTACGTCGCCTCTTTATTATACTTGAAAAAGCAATTAGTGTTGCTGCGAAATCAATGCTGTTTGAATTTAACGATACATTCACACGTTCTTTATTTGTAAATATGGTAACACCATTTTTGCGAACAATACAAGGACGCCGTGGTATTACTGACTTTAAAGTAGTATGTGACGGTTCAAATAATCCGGGCAGTATAATTGATGCTAATCAATTTGTTGGTGATATTTACATTAAACCAGCACGTTCTATCAATTATATCCAACTGAACTTTATTGCCGCTCGAACTGATGTTAATTTTTCAGAAATCGGTGGTTAATCTTATAAATACTATTAAATATTAAAGGAGTAATAAAATGGCAACAATTAATCAATTTAGTTCACAATTTAGGGGTGGTGTTCGACCTAATTTGTTTGAAGTACATATGTTTCCTAGCACCGTCGGCATGGCAGAGTTTGCTTATTTATGTAAAGGTACCTCTATGCCTGTTTCTCAAGTAGGCAATATTGATGTACCGTATCAAGGACGCCAGTTAAAAGTTCCGGGAGACCGTACATTTGCTGATTGGACTGTAACTGTATTTAATGATCCTGTAATGTCTGTTCGTAGTAGGTTTGAGGGATGGATGCGAGATATTCAAGACCATAATAATAATTACCAACGAATAGGTTCTGAGGATGTTTATGGTCGTGCAATCGTGAATCAACTAGATCGAAAAGGAGTTCCAATTCGTTCTTATACTATGATTGATATTTATCCGACAGAGGTTGCCGCTATTGATTTGGCTTGGGATTCTAATGACCAAGTTGAAGAATATGCAGTTACATTTGCTGTTAATGGTTGGGAATCTATGCCAGGTGCTGGAGGAGGTACTTCTTCTGGTTCTAATATATGGGGTGGAGTCCAGATTAGAAATGGTGAAGTTGATCTTAATTTAGGTGGAATGATGTCCACCGCGTTGGGAAATATTAGTGGAGCTTTTAACAGCTAATACTTCTAGTATGTAAGGGGATGAGATTCTCATCCCCTTTTTATTATGAATTTAAAAAAGGAAAAATTATATGGCTTTTGAGTTATTTGGTTTTGAAATACAATCCAAGAAGGATAAAAAAAATAAAAAGAATAAAACTTTTGTAACACCCGAAAATTATGATGGCGCAACACAGATTATTGATGGTGGAGGAATTCTTGGACATTATCTCAATACTGATTCAGACGCCAAAGATGAAAAAGTTTTAATCGGCAAATATCGTGATATGAGTTTTTCCCATGAAGTTGATGGGGCTATAGAAGATATTATTAATGAGGCTGTTATCCTTGAAGAAGGAAAACCAGCTATCGCCTTGGATTTGGAATCACTAGATTATACAGACAGTATTAAAGATAAAATACATACTGAATTTTCTACAATTCTTGATCTGTTAGATTTTAATCAGACAGGTGCAGACTTATTTAAGAAATGGTATGTTGATGCAAGATTGTATCATCATATTGTAATTGATGAGAAAAGACCTAAAGATGGAATTACAGAATTAATACCGATTGATCCGTTAAAAATTGAAAAGATTAGAGAAGTAAAAAAGAAAAAAGAAGGTACACTTGAACTTGTTGAAGATGTTAGAGAATATTATCTTTATACACCAGACCCAATAAATGCTGGTGCATTTGGAACATATGCAGGTATAACATCTAATGCAATACAAGTTGCACCAGATTCAATTTCATATGTTCATTCTGGATTAATTGATAATGTAAAACAAGTGATTATGGGTTATTTGTTTAAAGCAATTAAACCATACAATCAACTAAGAATGATAGAAGATGCACTTGTTATCTATAGGTTAGCAAGAGCTCCTGAAAGACGAATCTTTTATATTGATGTTGGTAATCTTCCGAAGTTGAAGGCAGAACAATATCTGCAACAAGTGATGAATCGTTATAAACAGAAAATGATTTATAACGCATCTACTGGTGAGGTTGAAGATCAACGCAAACATCTTTCTATGTTGGAAGATTTCTGGTTGCCAAGACGAGAAGGTGGTCGTGGTACTGAAATCAGTACATTACCGGGTGGTCAGAATCTTGGTGAAACAGATGACATAGAATATTTTAGAAAGAAGTTGTATAAGTCGTTGAATGTTCCAATCTCAAGAATTGAGGGAACTGATTCGACACAGTTTAATCTTGGAAGAGCTTCTGAGATTACAAGAGATGAAGTAAAGTTTGGAAAGTTTGTAGGTCGTTTACGACATAGATTTTCATTTTTATTTACTGATCTTTTAAGAGTTCAATTGATTCTTAAAGGTATTATTAAAGAAGAAGATTGGATGTCTATTAAAGATCGTATTCGTTATAATTGGGCTAAAGATTCTCATTTTATGGAGTTGAAAAACTCTGAAATATTGAGAGACCGGTTTGAATTAGTTTCTATGATTGAAGAATATGTTGGCAAGTATATTTCAGCAGAGTATCTGCGTAGGACTGTTCTTCAACAAACTGAAGAAGAAATGAAAGAAATTGATAAACAAATAACAGCAGAAAAACCAGAAGAAGAAGATGATGAGATGGGAGATGAAGATGAGGACTTCTAAGGCACAGAGCACTATGAAATCTATTTTAAAAGTAAAAACTAAAAGTTTTCTTGATACCTATAAAGAAAACAGAATGAAAAATATATTAACATCAACAAATGTTAATATTATTGAAGAAGATGAACAGAACATTAAAAAATTAATTAAAGAAGGTACTCTTACAGACAATTTATTAATTGAAGCAATCAAAAATGTAATGAAAGAAAGGATCAAAAATGACTGATATTAAAAGTGCTGTATTAAAAGATATTCTGAGTAAGAAATTAAATAAAGCTAAAGAAGGTATGACACAAATTCTTAGAGATAAATCTTTTAAAGCTATTGAAGATTTTAAGACAACTTTCAAATATGAATTACCAACACAAGATGCACCAGCACCAGAACCTACCGAGGCAGATAAATGAAAACTTTATTACGAAATGTAATTAATACTTTCAAAGAAGATTTAACATCTGTAAGACGAGCTAATAGAGATAAAGAAACTGCATTGCGACGTGCAAATCGAGAAAAAGAATTAGCAGTAAGACAAGCCGAACAAGAAAAAGAACAAATGAAAAGACAAGCAGATCGTGAAAAAGAAATGCAAAAGAGAATGGATAAGGGTACAAAGGAAAGTATTATTTCAAATGTAGTCGAATATATTAAATCAGATGGTATGCGAAGAAGATGTGATGGTGGTGATGGTCGAAGAACAGAAAATCCTAAAAAAGAAAAAAAAGAAAAAGATGAAGTTAAGTCTGGTGGTGATAAAGCCTACAATGCTTTCTTTGACAAGAAGTTAAAAAAATATGGTGTTAGTAGTCCTGATGAACTGAGTGGGGAAGAAAAGAAAAAATTTTATAATGAAATAGATAGGGAGTGGAAGGCTGATAATGAAGAAGATTGATGACATGATTAATGATGTTCTTGATGAAGTAATGAGTAAACTTACACGAATGAGAAAATCAAGAATGATGAAAACAAAAGGAAAACAAATTGCTCGTAAACGTAAAATTGCTATGAAGCGTAGAGCAACCCCGGAGAAATTAAAAACAAGAGCAGTTAAAAAAGCAAGAGATATTATTACAAAAAAGATTTTAAAAGATAAAGATAAATCGAGTTTGTCAATAGCAAGCAGAGAAAAGTTAGAAAAAAAATTGAAAAAGAAAAAAGCAGTAATTCAAAGGATTGCTAAAAAAATATTACCAAAAGTTCGTAGTGCGGAATCTGAACGATTAAAGAAAAAGGGGGAGAAAGAAGCATGAAACTAATAACCGAACATACTCACGAAGTCGAGTATATTACTGAAGGTAATGGTAAAGAACAATACATTAAAGGTATTTTCATGCAGGCTGATATTAAAAATCAGAATGGAAGAATATATCCTCATGCTGTATTGCAAAAAGAGGTGAGAAATTTTAATAACCGATATGTTAAAGAAGGACGAGCTCTCGGTGAACTTGGTCATCCAATGGGTCCAATTATTAATTTGGACAGAGTTTCTCATATGATTAAAGAACTTCACGAAGATGGTAAGAATTTTGTTGGTAAAGCAAAAGTAATGGATACCCCAAATGGTAAGATCGTAAAAAATCTTATTAGTGAAGGAGTTAAACTTGGTGTATCTTCCCGAGGTATGGGAAGTGTTAAAACTAATAAAAAAGGTGTAAACGAAGTACAAAGTGATTTTGTTCTTTCTACTGTTGACATTGTTGCTGATCCGTCAGCACCAGATGCATTTGTTAATGGTATCATGGAAGGCAAAGAATGGGTTTGGGAAAACGGAGTTATTAAAGAAAAAGATATTGACAATATGAGAAAGACTATTGAAAATGCAAAAATGAGGGAATTGGAACAGAAAAAGTTAGAAGTTTTTGAAAAATTCCTCCAAAATCTTTAATATTATAAATATACAAGAAACAAATTACTTTTAGGAGATTAAAAATGGCAAAGAAAGAAACGCTCACAGATGATGGAAAACTTGAAGAGGTTGATATGGAAGAAGTGAAAGAAGCTGTTAAAGACGATAATAAGAAATTAGGTATGCCGGCTGTAGATGGTGAAGAAGGCCGTGATGAAAAAGAGAATGCTGAGATTGAAGGTGGAACAAAAAAAACGGATGGTGGCCTCAAAACTAAAAAATCTAATGCTTCTGCTAAAGCAGAAGGTAAAGTAAAAAAAGAAGAAGATGACGAAGATTACGAAGATGATGATGACGAAGATGAAGATGAAATGGAATCTAAGACCAAGAAAGAAGGCAAGTCTAAAAAAGAGGGTATGCCACCTTGGTTAGATAAAGATAAAAAAGATGATGATGATGACGAAGATGAAGATGACAAAGAAGAATCTAAGTCTAAGAAAGAAGAAAAAGAAATAGATGTTGATGTTTCTGAAGATGTTTCTGCACTTATAGACGGTGAAGAACTTTCTGAGGAATTCAAAACGAAAGCTGCTACAATCTTTGAGGCTGCTGTTAAGTCTAAGATTGCTAAGATCCGCAAACAAGTTCGTGAAGAATCCAAGAAAGATATGGAAGAAAAAACAGAAAGCATCCAAAAAGAAATGACCGATAAGATGGATGAGTATATGAATTATGTTGTAAAAGAATGGATGGAAGAAAATAAACTCGCTGTTGAACAAGGTGTTCGCAACGAAGTCACAGAGAGCTTTATTTCTGGTTTGAAGAAGTTGTTTGAGGAACATTACATTGATGTTCCAGCAGAGAAGGAAGATGTCTTTGAAAGTCTTGTACAAGAAGTTGCCGAACTGGAAACTAAACTTGACGAAGCTACTCAAAAGCATATGGATACGGTGAAAGATTTAAATACTTATAGAGCTAAAGACGCATTCCGAGATATAACAGAAGGTATGGTTGACACGGACATTGAAAAAATGAAAGAGCTGACCGAAGATGTTGAGTACGATACTGATGAACAGTATAAAGAAAAACTAAATATTATTAAAAACAGTTACTTTAAATCAGACAAGAAACTGGATAAAGATAATAAGGCTACAGCAGCAACAAATAAAAAAGTAACCGATGGAACAGGTGATAGTTCAATGGATAGTGTTATGGCTGCAATTTCTAACTTAAAGAAGTAACCTTATTTTAAATATATGGACAAAGTGAATGTGAAGATGTTCAAATTAAAATTTTAAATTAATAAGAAGGAGAGATACAAATGTATTTATCTGAATCAATCAAGGAAAAATGGGCACCAGTAATGGAGCATGCCGATCTTCCTGAAATTAAAGACTCGTATAAGCGTGATGTAACATTGCGTTTGTTAGAGAATCAAGAAAAGTTTCTCGCCGAAGAACATTTGGCAGAAGCTGCACCTGCTAATAGTTCTGGCAACTGGGCTCGTCCTGGTACGGCTGGAGAAGTTTCTGGTGGAGTTGCAAAATGGGATCCGATTCTTATTTCTCTAGTACGCCGAGCAATGCCTCAAATGATTGCCTATGACGTATGTGGCGTTCAACCAATGACCGGTCCTACGGGATTGATCTTTGCGATGAAAGCTAAGTATGATACGCAGGGTGGAGCAGAAGCATTGTTTAACGAAGCCGACACCGATCATTCTGGTGATGCTGGTTCTAGTCATGTTGCTATGGATGCTACAAACAATCCGTTTGATGGCACATGGACAACTGGTGAAGGCGTAGCAACGGCAGCTGGTGAAGCAATGGGTGATGGTTCTCAAGCATTGAGTGCCATGGCGTTTACCATTGATAAAACTATGGTACAAGCTACTACAAGAGCTCTCAAAGCAGAGTATTCAACGGAACTTGCACAGGATCTTAAAGCCGTTCACGGTTTGGATGCTGAAACGGAACTCGCGAATATTCTTTCTTCTGAGATCCTCTCTGAAATTAACCGAGAAGTAATTCGTAAAATCTACATCGGCGCAACTGCTGGTGCTACTTCTGAAACTACTGCCGCTGGCGTTTTCGATCTTAACACCGACTCTAATGGTCGTTGGATGGTTGAGAAATTCAAAGGTTTGTTGTATCAAGTAGAACGTGAAGCGAATGCTATCTCTATTGCAACTCGACGCGGTAAAGGTAACTTTATCATTACCACGAATGATGTTGCATCTGCATTGGCTATGGCTGGTGTTCTTGATTATGCTCCTGCTATGCAGCAGAGTGTAAACAATGATACTCACGTTAGCACAATGGTTGGTACGGTTAACGGAATGAAAGTTTTCGTTGATCCTTACTATGTACACACTAACGAGCATATGCTTTGTGTTGGTTATAAAGGAACTTCTCCTTACGACGCTGGTATGTTCTATTGTCCTTACGTTCCGTTGCAGATGGTTAGAGCAATGGGTGAGAACACTTTCCAACCGAAGATTGCTTTCAAGACTCGGTATGGTTTTGTTTCTAATCCATTTACGAGCTTAACAACCAACTCTTACTATCGTAAGGTTAAAGTTACAAACTTGATGTAATTCAAGTTTTTTCTTAAATGAGGGGGATGGGGACTTGTCCCTATCCCTCTTTTTTTGTTTGGAGAACAATATGAAAAAAATATTACTAGCCTGTTTGTTTTTGTTATTTTCCCTTCCTGTTGCAGCTGCAGAATTATTAATGTTTAGTAATCCACATTGTAGTTATTGTCAATCTTTTTTAAACGAAGTTAAACCAACATACTATGAAACGGAATATTCAGAGTATCTTCCTTTGAAGGTAATTACTATGGAAGGTGATATGCCGGAGTGGATAGCAAAAGCTTTTGATGAAGGTCGTTTACAACCAATTAGAGAAACACCTACATTTATTATATGGGATGATAAAGAAATTGCTCGTCTTATTGGTTATAGAAATAAAGAAACATTTTTTGAATTGCTTGGTTCTTTTATAGAACAAAATGAAACAGTTATACATAAACAACCAAAACATAGGCGTAGTGTTCCACATCAACAACATCCTACTGTTCCGTTTATGGCACCAGAGGGAGTTAATATGGCTCCAGAGGGAGTTACTAATTCTAAAAACATTTTTGATCATACTTATCAAACACCATTAGAAGCATTAAAAGCCGCAGAGTGGTTGCGTTGTGGGGGAAACATTCATTATCATAAAGATGAAAAGGTTTGGATGCCATGTTCAATGAAATAAGATGCATGAATATAAAACTAAAATACGAAGAATAGTAGATGGTGATACCGTAGATGTAGATATTGATTTGGGTTTTGGTATGATTCTTGCCAAGCAGCGAATAAGGTTGTATGGTATTGATACTCCTGAATCGCGTACAAGAGATAAAGAAGAAAAATTTTACGGCAAATTGGCTGCCAAGTTTTTGAAAGAGCAATGTCAGAAAGGTTCATGTATTACTTTAAGAACCCATCTGGATAAGAAGGGAAAATATGGCAGAATATTAGGAGAGATTATTGTTGATGATGTGAATATCAATCAATTAATGATCGAAGAACATATGGCTGTTGAGTATGATGGTAGGTCAAAAGAGGAGATACAAATAGAACACCAAGTTAACCGGATGCATTTAAATAGAAAAGGCATCAAATATTCTTAACTTTTTCCTTGTATTGGGCTTTTCTTTATGTTATATTATGTATGTCGATTTGGTTTAAGTTTTCAAGTTACTTATTAATCCTAGTTTATAAAGAAACCATATAAACATCCAAGTAAAATCAAGTTCATGTTTTCTTAATCCATGCTTAGCTTTTTTTGGATTTGCATGATGATTGTTATGCCATCCTTCACCAAAGCTTAATAATGCACTCCACCAACAATTTGTGGATAAATCATTTTTAATATTATAGTTTTTATATCCCCACATATGACACGCACTATTGACGAACCATGTTACATGATACACAAGAACTAATCTTACAAAGATTCCCCATACTACCCAAGAAATACCACCTAGTAAATAGAAATCAATTGCTAAACCTACTTGAATATAAATGAAGTATTTGTCTAAGAATTGATAGAATTTATCTTGATTAATGTCCTTTGTATATTGTTCTATGGTCTTAGCTTCATCACTATCTTGTGTATATAACATCCATCCAAGATGCGACCACCAAAATCCACGGTTAGCATCATGTGGGTCTTTTTTTGTATCTGAAAATTGATGGTGTTGTCTATGATGACCTACCCATTTCAAGGGGCCGTTTTGACAGGCGAGTGTTCCACAGAATACTATAAAGTAATCTAACCACTTTGGCATTATCATGCCTCTATGAGTTAAATATCTATGAAATCCAAAACAGATTCCAACAGATGCAGTTAGCCAATACATAAACACGCATAGACCTACAGCTGTCCAACAAAATGTAGATGGGAGAAGTGCTAGAAGAGCTCCAAGGTGAAGAAAAATAAAGAATCCTGTTACTTTTTTGTTAATTTTCATATAGTAGTTAATTGTAAAGTGTTATAAATATATATATACACACAGAATCTCAAGATTCTGTTTTTGAATATATAAGAGGACAAGTGTGCTTTTTGGAATGCCAGTTTGATCCATTTGTCCTCTTTTTCACAGAGTAGAGATAAAATGATCAAACAAAGAGAATGGTGGGTCCCCGAATTTCAATTCGATATGGAACAGAATATTGAAGATGATGACATCACAAGTCTTTGGGGATTCGGATTATTTCTTACATGGACATGGCGTTTTTGAAAAGAGAATGGAGAAAAAAAATGGATATTAAAAATAAGTTTTATAAGCATATGATAACTGTTCATGGTGATGCTTTGAAATGGTATAAAAGAAAATTAGCTATATCTGAAGATATAAATATTGAAGATATAAAAGAAGAAGAAATTGAAAATGTAGAAATACTTACTGAGAATAAATAAATGAGCAAACTTACAGATTCACAACCAACCAATTTAAATCAGCTAAATGTAAATAGTTTTGATATATCATTTTCAAGATTGAAAGGAGTGCAATTTTTTTGCCAACGACTTTCTTTACCTACAGTTGTTCTTGGTGAAACAGTTGAGGTTAGTCCTTTTATGAACAAGGCTCTTGAAGGTGATACACTTACTTTTGAAGCATTGTCTTTAAGTTTTATTTTGGATGAAGATTTACAAAATTATATTGAAGTATATAATTGGATGACAGCACTTGGTTTTCCAAAAGAATATGCACAATTTGCGGCTTTGAAAACACCGCCTGATACTTCTGCAACATCTCAAACTGCGAGTTTGTATTCTGATTTGACTGTTGTGTTACATACAAATAAATCGAACCCAAATTATACAATAACTTTTACTGATGTTTTTCCCACCTCGCTCAGTTCAATACAACTTGAAGCGACAAATACAGGGATGGATCCTATTATTGTTGATGCTACATTTAATTATAGAGGAATGTTTGAGATCAATAAAGTAGTATTATAACTTTTCCTTGTATTTCTCTCTCTAATATGTTATATTAGTTATATGAAAATTGATGATATAAAAACCCAATTAGAAAAAGACAAAAAAATTGACCATACTCAGCTAGATACTGAGTCGTTGAGAATTCCTGAACAGGCAATCAAGTATCAACAAATGGCACATGATGAAGCTTTACGTTTACGATTTCTTGAGAAAGAATATAATGTTGCAAGATATAATAGATGGATGTACTATATGGGAAAAGCAGACCCTGATGTATATGATAAAGAACCATTCGATCATAAAGTATTAAAATCAGATGTTAATATTTTCTTGGATTCAGATTTAATTTTAAATGAAATTCAAGATAGAATTACAGCACAAACGGAGAAATTAAAGTTGGTCTATGAAGCTGGAAAAGTTATGCAAAATAAATCTTTTAATATAAAGAACGCACTTGAACACCAAAAGTTTATGGGTGGTGCTTTTTAATTATGATAACTGTTGGAAAACAGAATGAAACATTTTTAATGATTTCCTGTGAAAGACACATTGCTCAGGAACTGAATGAATATTTCTCATTTCAAGTCCCGGGCTTTCAATTTATGCCACAGTATCGAAATAAGATATGGGATGGCAAGATTCGTTTATTTAATATAAAGACACAGCAACTTTATACTGGTTTATATGACCATCTTATGAAGTTTGCTATGAAAAGAAATTATCCAGTTAAAAGTGATTTGATAAGTATTACACCCACCTCTGGTTTATCTAAAGAAAATATTGATGATTTCTTTAAGTCTTTGAATCTTCATTGTAAGAACAAACCAATCATACCAAGAGACTATCAAATAGAATCATTTACTCATTGTGTAAAGAAAGAGAGAGCTCTTTTACTTTCACCAACATCATCTGGTAAAAGTTTAGTTATATATTCATTAATAAGATGGCATCAACATTTCCTAGATGATGATAAAATACTGATACTTGTACCAACGACTAATCTGGTTACACAAATGTATAATGATTTCTTGGACTATTCTTCACATGATAAGTGGGATGGTAAAAGTCAATGTCATATGATATATTCTGGTCGAGATAAGAAAACAGATAAACAGATTGTAATTTCAACTTGGCAATCATTGTTTCGACTTGGAGCTCCATACTTTAAACAATTTGGTATGGTAGTTGGTGATGAAGCACATTTATGTAGTGCAGTTTCATTAAAAGGAATACTTGAAAAGATGGTGAGTTGTCGATATAGATTTGGAACTACTGGCACATTGACTGAATCTAAGACACATCAATTTGTTTTAGAAGGGTTGTTTGGACAAGTTTATAAAGCAGTAACTTCTAAACAATTAATGAAAGATAAACATATATCTGATTTAAAGATTCAATGTTTGTTAATGCAGTATCCAGAAGCTGAAAGAGATTCACAAAAGAAATCAACATATAAAGAAGAAATAGATTTTATCGTAGCACATAATAGACGTAATAACTTTATCTGTAATCTTGCATTAGACCAACAAGGTAATACGTTAATTCTGTTTAATTATGTAGAAAAGCATGGTAAAGTATTAAAGAAGTTAATGGAAAGTAAGTCTAAAGAAAGAGATGTATTTTTCATAGCTGGTGAAACTGATGTGGAAGAACGAGAGTCAATTCGTGCTATTACAGAGAAATGTAAAGATGCAATCATAATTGCATCATCTGGTGTTCTATCAACGGGTGTTAATATTAAAAATTTACAATCATTAATATTTGCACACCCGTACAAGGCCAAGATTAGAAATTTACAATCTATTGGTAGAATATTAAGATTAGATGATAAGAATAACCAAGCAGTATTATATGATATAGTTGATGATTTACATTGGAAGAAAAGGGATAATTACGGACTTAAACATTGGAGAGAGCGTGTTAAAATATACGCAGATGAAAAATTCGATTATAAGTTCCAACAAGTAACTATATAAAT